GGGTTTTCCCCCTCTCGTGACTAACAGGAGTTATGTTGATGAAGAGTTTCGTTAACATGATCCAGGGTTACGTCGGTCGTCTCAGTTCCTTTTTGGACGGCGTCTTGACTATCCTCGATCCGCTCGTAGCTTTCGCTGACAAGTTTCCTAAGCCCCTGACGAATATCGTCTTGGACCTGAAGCTTGCTGCTACTGCTGCTTTGCGTATCGTGGATGCCATTGAACGCATCCTTGAGACTGTAGACGACCTTCTTCCCCTGGGCGACTAGGAGAGTTCGCATGATAAAGCTACAATCGTCCCTCGCCGATTTTCTCTTGAAAACCGGTGTAGGCATACACATACCAGATTTAGAACTGGATAGTGTACATGGCGCTTTCTTGCGCCAGCACGATTGGTTGCTCCACGCTTTGCAGGGTAAACGTTTCTACGTTCCTGCTAATGCGAAGTTGGCTACCCGAGTTGTTGGTCTAGGCTCTGAACTTGAGCCTGACTCACAGCTCGTGCATTTCCCTATACAGGTGATCGACGCATCTTCTCAAAGATACGCCGATTACGATGTTGCAAACTATATGTCAATCCTTTCCGGATTGACTAAGGCGCGCCACATCGTAGATGCATCTTGGGTTATCCCCGACGCTAGTCGGGAGCATCCCATTAGACATGCCAACATGAGGGGTACGATTTTGCCTCTGGGTGTTGACCTTCCAGTTTTGGATCACGTCATCACTTATGCACTCGTGACTTTGCCTATTAAGGGTTTAGACCCTGTGGGCACTGGAGATGGCTTCTATGCCAATCTCTATATCACGGACCTGTCACCCCTATCCGCTACTCTTCTGAAGACAGCCAATGGGTTGTACTTCTTAGATGCTACGGATATGGTAACTAAGGGCCCTGCTTTCGCTCAGCATCTGGGTGATGGCAGCTGGTACAGTACAGGTCAATCGTATTCACGAGACGAGGATTTCGTCACGCTGCGTTGGACCAACCGTATGTATACGGCTGGTATCCTTCGCTACGCTTGGGAATCCAGACTGGTTGTGCCTCTTTGGTTTGTACCTGAGGCGTCAACCCCCTTTACTACTGGTAATTTTGCCAGTAGTTTATGCGGATTCGTCCGCTACGAGATCGAGGCTAGTCTTTTTGACTATGCTCCTTCGACCTTAAAGGAGGCAAAGGAAGTTGCCAATTCTAATTGGCCTATTTTCCTTTCCAGTCCGTTTGGTAGCCCTGCTACTAACGCGTCCATCCCGGAGTCGGCCGTCGATCGTGTTCGGAGTGTCAATAGCAATTTTAAAACTGCTGTTGATTCTCTTTTTACAGATATACGGCCAGCTTCCCTCTTCTCTACTGTGGATGCATTTACTAATGCCACCTCTTATTTGGGCACGAATGTGCTTCAGAATCTTCAAAAGATTCCTGACCTTGGCAAAACTTTGCCAAAGCTTAAAGAGGCCCTTAGTATCATTTCTCAAATTGTTCGGAAGGACGTTAGTCTGATGACAATAAGAGAGGTGCTGGACTTGCTTAGTACTACTCAGCTACAGGCTGCCTTTCAATGGCGACCCTATGCTGAGTTAGTTACCAAGTATTTTCCAGATCTTCTGCAGTTTCTAGCAGCATCCCGTTACCAGTCGTCTTTGACGATTGGTCGGGGTCGCTTCGACCACATACTGTCGCATCCATCCTTTGGTATCGATAGTGTGAACCTAGTCGCTCGTACGAAGTTGGTCATGGACAGTAGCCCTTTGAGGCTGATGTCCGCCGTCATGGATATTGATAGCTTGGGCTTGTTGCCTAAGCCATCCAATCTCTTTGACCTCGTTCCCTATTCCTTTGTATTTAATTGGTTTACGGGGGCGAGCAATGCACTACGTAGAGCCGAATATTCACTTATTATGAGTGATATCCCGGCCTACTACGTGCATTCCTATAGTCTTACGCAACGTCTTTCGGACGAAGCTATGGACTACATTGGTGTTGATAGTCTTGAGAGACCTATCAACAACTACTTTATCAGAGATCTCAGCGTTTTTACGCCAAAGATTACCGACAGCCGTTTCGGCTTTGGTATCCCTGATAAACTACCGCCGTTGGGAACGATGGCGGCCCTTCTTTTTCAGGTCCTCTTTAGAGGACACTGATCCTATCCTGGGGGTATTCCCCCAACATAAGCGAAAGGCTTATACCCATGTCTCTCTCATATACTATCGACCATGTCGCTACATCCGTTGAGGATGTTTCGATCGAGGTTGCTGCTAAGTCCGAATTGACCCGTCGCGGCGACGCAAAAGTCGGCGCTAACGGAACGATCGAGACTCAGTACAGCCTTGCCTCCGGTGACAATAGCTACCCTGCTTTTGTGACTTATACGTCACAGATTCAGAAACGCTCCGCCGGACTCGTCCGTAGGTTAGGAATAACCTTCCAGACGTGGGCAGTCGAGACCGATAGTGTGTCTGGGTTGGATCGGCGTGTGCCGATTTCAGCCCAGATGTCGTTTCTAGTTCCTGCCGATATGACCGTTGAGGTCGCCGACTTGAACTCCTTAATGGGTAACCTGTTCAGTTTTGCATATTCGGGCGTAAGCACGAAGTTGCGAAATACTGGCTGGCTACAGAAACTGCTATTCGGGGTTTCAGATCTTAATCTGTGACCATAGAATTCGTGGATATTTCCACGAACCAAGGTCGTCGTCAAATTTTCATCGACGACGACTTTGTTCACGAATGTGGGGTGTCCCCGCGCAACATGGAGGGTTCAAAGCTCTTCATCTTGTCGTGGCTTGCACTCCTCGCTGATAGTCCCATCTCAAGTTCCAAGAAGCCTCTTCGGCTCTTTCATCGGTTTTTAACCATCTTGAAAGCTCGGTCTCTTAAGACCGTTGTCTTGGAATTCTCCGAATTGGCTCACAGATTGGTCTCTCAGACCATGATCATGGGCCAGCCCACCATCCAAGGTGAGTGGATAAGTAGCTTCAAAGACACACCTGTGTTCTTTGAATATTACCGCTATTTCTCCACCGGAGATGCTGATTGTCTTAAGTTCTTGTATACCTTCCTAAACTTCGGAAAGAAGTTGGAATACGTAGACGAGACTTTCGACGAAGTCGCCTTTCGCGACTGGTCAGCAATTGAAGATAGACTCGCTCATCACTCCTATGACGAGCATGACCTCGCGGCCATGCGTCTGATACTTGGGAATTTACTCCCCAAGTTCCAGTTTACAGACCTCCGCCCGAAATTCGGGCCTGGCTCTGTTGCTGAGAAAGGAGTTCGGACTAGAACCAGAAAACTTGAGCGTCTGGCTATCTATCCGGATATTGAGCGTTTTCTCCTTCGCGGCCATATAGGCCGATATGGCGAAGGAGAGGATTTCGGTTTGTCCCGTGATAAAGTCTATCACGGTGCCGATCGAGTCACAGCGAATGGCGATAAGGCCTACACAGCTCGACTTCACTTTGTCCCTAAGTCTCTTAAGACTTCTAGGTCCATATCTATGGAGCCCAATACACTTATGTATTGGCAACAGGGTGTCATGTCTGCCGTATCAGGCTTGCTGAGGAAATCGCTGTATAAGAATTTCTTTACAGTTGACGACCAAGGCCGCAACCAGCGTCTCGCTCTCATTGGTAGTTTTACCAGTGAGATAGACACGTTGGACCTATCCGCAGCTAGCGACAGTCTAACCTATAAATTGGTCAAATCTGTCTTCCCTGCTAGCTGGGTTATCCCTCTTTCGGTTACGCGTTCCAAATGGACGCTATTACCGAATGGCAAACGTCATCGTCAGGTGAAGTTTGCTCCCATGGGATCTGCGTTATGCTTCCCCGTTCAGAGTATTATATTCTCAACGGTTTGCATATATGCAGCTGCGGTTGCCGTACATTCATCTCTCCCGGAGGAGGGTAGGTTGCCATTCCTCGATTGGCTAGGTGATCAATCTCTTGATTACTTTGCCACCGAGAAGTACGGGAACATATTCCGTGAATGTGCGATCTATGGAGATGACATATGTGTTGATCGGAAATTGACACATATTGTCGAGGCCATCCTTCATCGTTTGGGCTTTGTTGTTAATACGACGAAGTCCTTTAGAGGTAGTCAAGCTTTCCGTGAATCATGCGGAAAATACTACCTCAACGGTGACGACATTACGCCGCTTTACTTCAGAGTGAAGACGGTGAGGCGGGATAGGCTAACGCCTAATCACGTCATGTCGCAGGTCCATCTAGCTAACGAGGCGTATCGGCGCCATCTGAGTAATCTCAGACGTAACCTAATACGTTGGCTGGGGGGCGGTATCGAACCGATACCGTTCGTTGCTGAGGACTCCCAGGATTTCGGCTTCATAACCGGCAATCCTGGAAACTCTCATTTGAGGGTCAGGTTTAACCCTGATTATCAGAGGGAGGAGTTCCGAGCGTGGGCTATCTCATCCGAGTGGCGAGAAGAGAATTCAGCTTCTTCGCACCTCATAGACTCCTATGAGTACATGAGATGGTGGTCTGGCCGTAGGGGTGTGATTCTTGGCGAGTCTCACGACTCGCACACCCTATACGACACCGGAGGTGTCCGGTTACAGCGGAGATGGATACCGCTGTATTAACCCAAAACTGGAGGGCTCTTCACGGTTTGCAAAAACCCTGATTAGAGGTCTGTGCATTGCAGGAGCG